ACAAGAAGATCTTGAAGATGCAAACAAAAAAGAAGAAGAAGATAAAGAAGATAAAGAACTTACTAAAAAAGAAAAAGGCGTTAAAGCTCTTGGTAGATTTTTAGAATCTCTTGGAGATTCAGGAAGTCAATCTTCAAGCACTCCAGGTTATATGATTAAAGGAATGGGTGCAGCCACTCCGCAAATCACAAGATACGAAGAAGGTGGCATAGCTAACATAGATCCTATGATGATGGCTAATGGTGGCATAGCTAAGTTTGCACCGGGTGGTAAAGTTATTAAGAAAGGTATAGAAAAATTAAAAGATGAATACAAAAAAAGAAAGAAAACAATAGAAGAAAAAAGAGAAGCTCCAAAAAAATCAACAAAAAAATCAAAAAGCACAGACTTAGTTCCTTATGACAAAGATAAAGCTACAAGTGCTGCTGCTCAAAGATCTCGTGGATTTTTTGATTTTCTTCCAGCACCAATAGTTGCAGCTTCTTCTACTCTTGGAAGAGTAGGTGGTAAAGCTGGAGAAGTTGCTAAAGATTATGGAAAACCAATTATTGGAGCTGGTGGACTTGGACTAGGTGCTGCTGGCATTGGAACTGGTATATATAAATATGCTACCAGCGGTGACAAAAAACTAACTCCAGAAAAGGCAGCTGAATTACAAGCTGAACTTGATAAAGCTGCAGCTGAAGAAGCACTTAAAGAAAGACAAGAGGCAAGAGAAGGTTTAAGTTCAATGAAAGATATTCATTACGCTAGAAGTTTAGAANGAGCACAAGAAGCAGGAAGANCAGAACCTACATTTGTAGATTACGTTGCATCTTTTCCTGCAACTTATGGTGAAAAACTTGGTAAAGATCCAGAGTTTGCAAAACAAATGATGGCAGGATTTACTGCCATGATGCAACCAAGTGAAGGTTTTGTTACAAGAAATGCTTTTGGTGATTTTGCACAAGGAGCTCAAGAAGAAAGAGTAAGACAGGAAGGACAAGTTCCCGATCAACTTAAATTACTTGAAAGATTAAAAGAAGATCCAGAATTACTTGAACAATATAGAGGCTTAAATAGAACAGAATCAACTATGCAAGACGCTGCTTTATTGTTATCTGAAGTTAAAAGAATTGTTGGTCTTGACGCTGGTGTAGAACTTGATGATGACGATTATCTTGTTGATGATCAAGGTACACCTGTTACTGCCTTACAATTAGCACAAATAAAAGATACACAAGGCAGAGACGCAGTTATAGAGTTTGCAAGAAATTTAACTTATAAATCTAAATAACTATGCCTATAGTTACAGTTAATGGTCAACGATACAGTGTTGACAATACTGATCCAGATACTATTCAAAAAGCAATTGATGAAAGAAAAAGAAGAAGCTTTTCTTCAAACTCAGGTTCATCAGTTGTAGGAGACATAGGCCGAGGCATAGTAGCTGGTGCTGTTTCTATACCTCAAGGAATAGCTACTATACCAACTACTGGTATAGATCTTTTGTTTGATACAGACGTAACAGACGATGTTAATGATTTTTTTGACTCTATTAAACCAGATGTAGGGGGAACAGCTGGCAAGACAGCACAAGTAATAACTCAATTTGGTATACCCGGTCTAGGTGTTGCTAGTGCTTTATCAAAACTAACTAAACTACAACAACTAGGAAGTATAGCTGCGGTAGACGCAGCAGTTGCTACTGATGATGTTGATACTTTTACAGACATGTTATTTGATAAAGAAAGCGATGAAGAAAGGTTAAGAAATCTAGAAGGAAGAGATGCAGCTTTAGCAAGACTAACAGAAAGGCTTCAAGTATTTGGAGAGACAGCAGCAGTAATGTATACAGTTCCATTAGCTGTATCAGGTGCTGTCAAAGGTGTGGGTGCTGGTCTAGATTTAGCTGCTCCTTATATGTCAGCATTAGCTAAAGCAACAGTAGGAGATGGATCTCAAGGCGTAGCAATGGCTGCCAAAGCAGATAAAGGTATCATGGATTACATAAATAAATATTTTAGATATGGCGGTAAATACGAACAAACAGCAGCTAATAACAAACTTATAGCAGATGTCATGCAAGCCAAGATGTTATACACAGCTAATCTTGTTAATCCGATTAATGATTCAATGAAAAACATCAGGCAAACTATAGAGTCAGCAGCATCAACTGGTGGAAAGTTAAATGATGATGATGCTTTAAAACTAACTAAAGCAATAGCAACGTATAGAGCACCATTAATAACAGTAGAAAGAGAGTTTCCTGATCTTGTGGGTACAGCCAAACAAAACAAAATGAAGGAATATCAAAACGATGCTATGAAAACCATTAAAAGTTTTGAAGGGTCTAGTAACAAAATTGATTATGATTCTCTAGGAATTGATAAAGAAAATTACATATCTAAAGTATTAACAAAAAATCAAGGTTTATTTAAACAAGAACAACAATTAATCTATGACTTTAGTCAAAAAGATTCAACCGGAACAGTTTCTAGATTATTTATACCAGATCAATTAAGAAATTCTATTGGTGAAAATATTGGATTATATGGAACAACAACATACAGATCTATTATAGATTCTAGTTATAAAGTTCCACCAGATTTAAAAGAAAAAGCTATTAGAGAAATTCAAGAAAAGATACCGGGACTTGAATCTAAAAATGCAGCGGAAGATGCTTTTTCTAAATTAACTAATCCAGGGTTAGCAAAAGAAAATTACCAAACTCCAGAAATGTTTGTAGAGGGTATAAACTTTGGAATGCTTCAAGGTAAAGATCTTAAAAATTTACCGGCAGTAAGAAAAGCTATGGGAGAAGTAACTGCACTTGATTATTCTAAACCCGGTGATTGGAAAAAAGCCTTACAAAATGAAGCCGTTGCTGCTTCAGAAACTATGTCAAAGCTTGGTGCATTAGCTGGAAAATCAAAAGCTTTTGAAGAAATAAGATTAATAAATGATACAGCTGAAGCAACTGGTAGAACAACATTCTTAAAAAGAAAAGAGGATTTATTTCCAGATGGTAATGCAATAGATGATCCTTTTATTGATGACGTTCAATATTTTAAATTTGGAGAGGATGCAGGGTTGTTAAAAGATACTTATGCACCAAAAGTTTTTCACGATGCTTTAAATGAAACCGCAACACAATGGATAAAAAATGTTCCTGCTCCATTACAAAAAACATATCAAGGACTTTTAGGTTTAAAAGCCATTTCTCAATACGGTAAAACAATACTTGGTCCCACTGCTCAAATAAGAAACAATACCAGTGTCCCTTTTATGGCCATGATGAATGGTAACTTAGGACCTAGCGGTAACTTTGGAAAGAATTTTAAGTTAGCTTTTGCTGGAATATTTGATCCTAAAGCTAAAACAAAATTTGCTGATCAAATAAAAGAAGCATCTGAATATAATCTGATGGTGGGTAGAGGAACTCAGTTACAAGAAATATCGTGACGTTGCTGCTTATTCAACAAACAACATGGAAATTTTAGGAAAATTAAAAGCAAAACCCATAGGCGAGATCATGACTAGGGTAAAGGAAGGACCACTTGGTATTGCAGAGAGAGCTTACACAGGATCAGACAACGCTGCTAGGTTAATTAACTGGAGTGGAGAACAATCAAAACTTTCAAAAGTTATAGCTAATTCTACAGATGACACAGTGCTTCCAATAACTGCTGGTAAAAATATGTCTGACCCAGACATACAAAAACTTATAACGCTAGAAAACAATCAACCTGTTATTAATGTTGGTAAGTTAAAGGCTGCTGGTGACAATGTTTTAGATAAATTTATTAAAGGTGAAGCTGCTGACATAGCTTTAAATGTAACACCTACTTACTCAAGAGTTCCAGAGATAGTAAAAGAATTAAAATATATTCCAGTCATAGGTAACTTTACTGCGTTTCCTGCTGAAGTTATTAGAAATACAGTTAATACTTTAGAAAGAGGAATTAAAGAACTTGCAAGTAACAGTGCTGAGTTACAGAAAGTAGGTGCTAGAAGAATAGCTGGTGCTGTAACAACAACTGTCGGTGTTCCAGCTGGGTTAACTGCTACAGCTTTAGCGATGACCGGGGCTGATCAAGAACAACTAGATGCTTACAAAAGATCCTTTGCTGCACCTTGGGAAAAAACAGCCACTATGATTCCAACCGGTACTGATGCTGCTGGTAACATTACAGGCCTATATAACTTTAGTTATACCAACCCTTATGATTTCTTACAAAGACCAGCTAAAGCTATATTTAATGCTATATCTGAAGGAGAAAGAAACGAAGCAAACTTAATGAATATATTAACTAATTCATCCTTTGGAGCACTTGGTGAATTAACTGATCCTTTTTTATCTACGAGTTTAGGAGCAGCGTCTTTAAAAGAAGCATATGAAGGCAAAACAGCAACCGGTAAAATTATTTATAATGAGTCAGATCAAACTGGAGAAAAAGTAATGAAAGGAATGCTTCATTCTTTTAATGCTGTAGCTCCAACTTTAACACCTATTAGATTTGAAACCGATGCGGATGGTGTTCAAATTGTACCAAAAGATTTTATTACAGCAGTTGCTTCATTAGGGACCGGAACAAAAGGTGTAATCTCTCCAAGAGGTAAACCTATTGATGTTGCAGAAACAATGGTCTCTGCTTTTTCTGGAATAAAAGTAATCAAACCACAAATTGATAGATCTCTTTATTACAAAGCAGCTGAAGCTAAAAGAGCCATAAGAGAAACGACTAATGAATACAACAGACTATTAAGATCTAGTAATGAAAGAGATGCAGAAGAATTTATTCAAGGTTATATCAATACTAATAAAGATAGATACAGTTCTTTAAGAACACTTTACACAGCTATAGAAGACGCAAGAAAGCTTGGGTTAAAAGAATATGAAATAGATGAACAACTGAAGGTTGCTAAAGTAGCCAACAGAGACATGGTTATGCAAGGCTTGTTTAATCCAAGTCAAATTAACGAGGATGTTCTCAATCTTGCTTTACAAAGCACAGAAAGAAAAGCTGCTCAACCAGTTCCAGAATTAGATCTTGCTTTAACTGAAGCAAATTTAACAGGTCAAAGTTTACAAGGACAATTTGTAGATCCTGGAGTACAATCTACACGTCCTTCAGCAACAAGAGCATCAGATGTTCTCAGACAGGAGGAGCTGAATAAAATTCTTACAGGAAAACCTTAAGCTTGGAAATAGATCTACCACTAGAAGTCTTCTACTCAAAAAATAAGAAGTTCATTCTCAACCTCAACAACTATCGCAACGCTCATTACCGGGTATTGTCTACAGCTAAAAGAATTTATTCGGATAACCTTGTACCTAGGCTAGAGGGCTTTGATAGTTTCTCTGAGCCGGTAACCCTAACCTACACCTACTATGCTAGAAGCAACAGAAGACTGGATATAAGTAACCCTTGTTCCATCATAGATAAGTTTGCGTGTGATGCTTTGGTNAAAGCTAAGATCCTGGAGGATGACAGCTTCAATCAAGTCAAACAAGTGGTGTATATNTTTGGTGGTGTGGATAAGGACAATCCAAGGTGCGAGCTACAGATAACTAAAACGGAACTCCCGTCTCAACCCAAGGCTTAATCTTTACTATCGTTCCTTGTAGGCATTTCTTAATCCATTCTGCTTTCTTTAATATATCCATAGGGAACCCGGAGTTGACCACTTGTATTAGTTCTTCACTAGAATAAAAGTTATTGTCCTCAGAGTGTTTGTTGGCTGGTACGTTAACGAATCTAAAGCCATCCTTCTCATACACAACAATGTCTGCATCTTGTTCTACAAGCGTAGCTGGTATTAGTTCTGGAATGTAGTTGTGACGATTGCATCCTTTAGTCTGACGGTCTGTGCTGATCTTCTTATCGTGCTGAGTGCAATGCCAGTGAGCATCTTTCTTATCTATATCTACTTTTGCGAACCGACATGAGCGACAGTGGATCTTTCCGGGCAATGCTCTACCCAAGTAAGAAGCCTGTTGAGCCGGGGTCATGTAACTGCGGATGCGATAGTCAGTCTCAGGTATGTAGTTCTCTGGTGGTGACTCAGATAGCAGAACGTTCTTAGCTTTCTCAATCAAAGCATCAAAGAGATCCTTATCAAACTCTACGATCTCAGTATATAAGTCTGAGTTGTTCTTGTTGTAGACGATAGCTATGGCATGTTTAAACTTAAAGAAGCCCATGTATAAATGTAACTGAGCAGCGTACTCATCGGACCATTCACAATAGCTTCCTATCTTATTTAGGTTCTTAAAGCGATTGTCGTTAGCTGTCTTNAACTCTAATANATATGGGTTGTCTTGGTCTAGTCCCGGAAGGTTACTTGCTACACCNTCTATATGGCCTTTAACGTGCCCTCCTAGGGCTTTAGTTTCAAACTGCTTACCGTTCTTATCTACGTCATAGATCGAAGCAC